CTGCAAGGCGAACCCCCAAGGGCCAGCATCACGCCCAACAACAAAGCGAACCATAAATTCGCCATCGGTGACACAACCGTTGATCAATTCCTTTTGGATCTGGCGAAAGGACCGGCGCCCAGTCACATCGCAGTTTTTGGCCTTGCACCAGTCTTTCCAGGAACCCTCAAGAGCCTTGTTTGCGCCCTTGTCCAGCTTGCCATCGCCTTCCTTGACCCTGGCCTGTAAAACCAAACCCTGCTGCCCCACAATATTGCGGCGCGCACTGCGCTGGAAAGCTTTGCCGTAGGGATTGTTTGCAGTCTGCTCGCGCGATCTCGCTACCAAAACGCTCCAATGACGACGGATAATTTGGTCCGCAGGCATCGGCGTACTGGTCCAGCCCTTCGTAAACCTGTCTGTTTCCCCCGCGTCAAAATGGCGGGTGCCCGCCATTCGAATTGGCCGCGACAATGTGGGGGGCGCCTTCCGGCGCGGGGCTGCATCCACAGGCTTTGAGCGCGCAAACAACTTGCCAAACATCAGAAGGATACCTTGTATTTGGGACCAAGGCCGCGCCCGCTACGCGCCCTCTTTTTCTGGCTCAATTCGGCTCTATATTTTGCCCGTAGTTTCATCAGTTCCGCCAAGGGCGTGCGCTGCAGAGAGCGGTTGTTGATCTGGTAGCTTTGCTGGTCGATGGTCGCGCGGTTCTCGATCACCGCCTCGACCGCATCCAGCACTTTGCGCACATGGTCCCGGCCATCATGGCTCTGGTCTATCGCTGCCAGATCTGGCGCAATCCGCGTCTCGCCGGTCTCGACGGCGACCACATCCACGCCGTCGCTTACCCGCAATTCATAGCGGTAGTGACCGGGCGCCCATTCCTTGGAGGCCGCCGCAGCCGCATGGAAAGCGTGATTGTCGCCATCCGCTGTGCTGGCCAGATCAATCTGACCCGGGCCTCGCAGAATGAGGTCAACCGACCACTCGGGGGCCGGGTAGACCGGCAAAGATACAGTCGCCCGAAAGGTGACACCCGCACCGATTTCGCCAGGAATTGCGCTCACGATATTGCCCTATTCAGATGCCGCGTCGTCGCCTTTTGCTCTTCGGCTTCCAGACGCGCTTTCCCGTAGCCTGCGGCTTTTGGGGCGGCGTGACCTCTGGCTCTTTTTCCTCCGGCTCATTCTGGGGCTCAGCTTCGACCGGGATCTCGATCTCTTCGTCTTCGACTTCCAGGGCCTTTACCAAGCGGGCAATATTGGGATTGAGGATCTTCAACGCGGCCAAGGCATAGACCCGGCAGTCAAAGGCCTCGTTGCGCGGGCGCAGGCTGTGCCATTCTCGAATAGGGAAGCCTTTCAGGTACTTGGTGCGCAAGCTTTCTGCGGTGAACATGTCAAACCAGTTTGGGTCACGATCCTCTGGAAAGTGGTTGTAACCAGGCCCGGGACCAGCAATCCGCGCCCTTTGCGCAACCACGACTTTTGCCTCGTCAACACCGACAGAGAACAGCTGCACCGGACGTTTGCCGCGCTGGCGGATCTTGCTTGGCGCACCTACAATTTGCCGCCCCCAGCCACCAACGCCTTTGATGGCAAAGACCTTGCGCCCCAACCGGGTGCGGGCATAGTCATAGGCCGCCTGGGTGTATCCCCCAACCGTGCCCCCGGTATCCAGAGCAATAGCTGAGATCCGCAACTCACTGCCGTTCTCATGGGTCCAGGTATCATCAAGCAATTCGTCCAGCTCGTCCCAGACCTCAGATCGCAGCGGGTCACCCCACAAAACGTGGTAGCCAAGGGACCAGGATTCTTCCCCCAGGCCCCAGCCAACAACTTCCACCTCGAGCCGGTCGCCCTGCATGTCGACGCCTGCGGTAATCACACCCACGCCACGCGGCGCCGGTGCGCTATACTTCTCAGCCCGGGCCATCAAATCGGCGGCCTCGAGCTTATCGCCCGCCTCTTCCCAGGTTTCCGCCAAAGAGACGTTTACAAAAGTCTGCAGATCGCCTGCGGCTTTCTTATCCAGAAAGCTCTGCACAATATCTTTCAGGCGGCGAAAACAGCTGTAGAGCTCAGACAGGTGATAAGAGGCATGGCCCCTAAAGGGTTTCTTGGCGATCCACCCGCCGCCCTGTTTTTCTGCGTTGCGGATCGCGGCCCGGCGCTCGGCGTCGTTCCAGGCCGTTCCGCAACCGTCTGCCGCACAGAGATAGCTTGCCGTTTCTGGCAGGTGTTCCCCGTTCTCGTCTTTGTCCCAGTCCACCTGCCCCCACGTGAGCTTTTGCACATGGCCGCAATGGGGGCAGACAACGTGAAAATACCGCTGGTCACCCTGCTCGAAGGCGGTTTCGATATGGCTTTCGCCCTTGATTGTTGGGGTGCTGATCTCGAGCAAGAGCCGCTGATCGCCAAAGGTGGCGGCGCGCTGCCACAGCAGGCCGACCGGGTGGCCCTCGCTGGTGCGGTCATAGCCGTCAGTCTCATCGCAAACGATAAAGGGCGCCGACCGCCCCCGCATGGTTTTGGGGGAACCAGACCAGCTGAACATGAGGAACCCGCCCGGGTAGCTTTTCATACGCTGGTTGTTCACACCATCCCGACCGCGCGGCTTGGCCAGGACATTCTGCAGGCCTTCATTGGCCTCGACCATCGGGTTGAATTTAGTCTCAAGCCAGGTGGTCAGATCCCCCTGGCTGGGCTGCATCATCATTTGGGAAACAGGATCAAACTCGATCCGATACCCCTGCGCTGCCAAAGCCGTTTGCGTCTTTCCAACCTGCGCGCCCCACATCAGCGAAATGCGCTCGCATCGCGGGTTGGCGGTCATGTCGATCACTTCGCGCTGGTAAGGCGCGTTATCAAACCGCATTGGACCCGGCACGGCATTGCCGACCGGGATTTTGATATTTTCCTCTGCCCATTCCGATGGCAGCAGGTTTGGGGGTGGTCGCAGATAGTTGCGCGCTCGCCTTGAAGACCGAACGACCGCGCGGGAATTGGAGAAGTCAGCCCGGGCGTTCACGCACTATCCGCCGCCTTGTCATCGCCGTCGTCGTCCTCGTCTTCGTGATCCAAATCAGTTTCATTGATCAAATCACTATCAGCCAAGGCCTCGAGCGCGTGGTCGATTTCTTCCAGCAGCACCGCCTTGAAATTGGTCTCATCGGTTTCTCCCAGCAACCGGCTGGCGGCCCGGCCCGGCACCACGTTGCGCATCCCTGCGCGCACCTCGCCAAAGGCCTTGACCATGGCGCGTTCCAGCTGCTCGACTGGCACAACCTCATCTTTGGATTTGGCAAGGTCCAGTTCAGCCTGTTCGGTTTCGGCAGCCAGCTTGCGCAAGACCAGTTCGTCTTTTGTGGCGTGCGTTGCCTGGCTGGACTCGGCCCTGATATCGTCTTCGCGCCAGTTTCGAACCTCGGCAGTGTTGAATTGCCAGGCCCGCCCGCGTCCGCCGCGCTGCACAACAGGACAGCCGCGCCGCACCCAGCTTTCAATGGTTGGCAGTGACACGCCGTTGATTTCGGCCAGTTCGGAGCGGTTTACTACTCGACCGCGCGTTTTTGTTTTCTTTACAGACACTTGACCCCCTGACGAATAGAAACAAGCATTTACCCAAACAGGGCCTTGTTTTTACATTCGAAACCCAGATCGCTGTTTTGTTTCAGATGGTTGCGCGATCTATATAAACAACAACCCCCTCCCCCAGCGGCACGCACACATAAATTTCCGCGCATATTCATACCCACAGGCTATCCCCCCCGGGGAAGGACCCGCGAAAACAAGCCCTGAAGCCCTCGCATGAGTGACTGGCCTATCTGGGCAGGCGTTGGAGCCAGCCAGCCGACCAATGCGAGCAACAGCAGCCAAGCGGGTGGATCTTCCCGCACGATCAACGTCTCGACACTCTCGCTGCGCACACCGGTACGGCCTGCGCTCTGCTCGATAGATCTGGCCTGGGAACGAGTGATGCGCTGATCTGAGAACTCGGCTGCGCCAACAGTTTGGGCATTGGTGCGCCCGGCCTGCACATTGGCAGCGATGTTGGGCCCGCCAGTGGCAAGGCCTGCCAGTTTACCTACAGGCGTACCGCAGGAAACCAGCACCAGCAGCCCCAGAGCGCAGGCCCGCCAGTCCATCAGCTCAGGCCATCCATGCAAAGCGCCCGCTTGCTATCAGCGCGCCGATTTTGCAGCCCGCGAACACGCATGCCGCCCGCGCGCACCCAACGGTGCAACTCATTGCAGGCCCGGCTGTATTGCCCCGCATTGGCAAGCCGCATCATCGTCGACCGACACACCGGGCCAGATCCCACATTGAATGCCAGCTCAAGCATGGATGCCTGAACACCTGCAGGAATGCCGGGGTTTTTCATGCAGCGGCCAATCTCAGCATAAAACATCTGCACATCAGCCTCTAAGCGGTCGACGCATTCTGACATGCTTGCCCGCTGCCCCATCTTGACGCCGTGCGTGTCGCCAAAGCAGATCGTCGGAACACCCACAATGTCGCGATATGACTCAAGTCTGACACCCTCCCAATGCGCAATGAAGGGCGTTGCCATTGAGATCACCAGAGCACCCGCGCCAAGGCCCACTGCCGCCCGTTTGCGCATCGCGCCGCTGGTATCACTGCGAAAGGTGCTGAGAGCGTCAGACAGCCCCGCTTGCGCGATGATGCGGGCCGGAATGGCCAATGCGTTCACCAGTGCAGCTGCAGCGGCGAACTTCACCGGATCAACACCCAGCACCCCTGGCGAAACCAGAGATACAAAGACGGGCACAGCAGACAAGACGCAGGCCAAAGCGATCAACCAGACCGACCAAGACCCGGCCAGCACTGATTTCCAGTTGGGAAGTAGTTTCATAGTCAGCTCCTATTGAGTGTCGGGGAAATAGCTGGATGGGGCAGAGCGCCGGTCGAGCCGCGCCCGGATATCGACCAGCGTTTCAAGGATGCGGTCGAGAGTGGCGTCTTGCGCGCTAATCCGCTGCTCGACTTGCCGCAGGCGGGGATTGATACTCTCGAGCTGATCCTCGAGCCGCCGAAAATCATCCAGAGCAACAACTTGCCCCTCGAGACGGTTGATCGTCGCCTCGGTTACAGACATGCGCGTGTTGAACTGCCCCCAAGCAAAGGCAAGGGAGGTGAGGATTGTGGCCAGGCTCAGAATTGTGCCCAGCGAAATGTTTTTGGTAATTGTTGGCTGCGACATGCAACTCTGACCTCTCCGCTAACCGGCGGCAGTCGCGCGCGCCCGTAGATTTGAAGTCAAAATCGCAGCTATGTTATAGCTCTGCCTCTGGCAGTTTTCTTGGGATAGGCTTAGCTGGCCGCACCCAGCCCAAAGCAGACATGGCCTTTTGGTATAAGGGGCGGATTGGAGACCTACGCTGCAATCTGCACCAAGGTCAGCTATGAAGACTAAGCCCCCAATCTCAACAGGGCTTTACCAGTTGAAAATCGAGTCGACTTTTAGAAATATGCCCTTGATCGGCGATCGACAAAGGTTTCGATGCCGCCGCTGCGCGACTGCGTTATTATATGGAATTACAGATGAAAATTTTAAAAACATGTTTCTTCATCGTTTTTGCCCTTGCTGGACATTCCACGGCCTCAGCAGCCGACATCCGGATTTCGCAGGGAGATGCGACAACGCCGTCCATCATCGACATCACAGGACCAATCGAAAGCGGAGACGCTAATCGGTTTTATGATCTCTCGCAGCGCACTGGGAGGGCTATCGT